GTGACAGCTGATTGGGTTTTTGATTTTGTTAGCGTGATTTTTGGTGCATATGATCCAATTTCAAGGCAGCGATTGATTAATGAGTTTTTCATGCTCATTAGCAAGAAGAACACCAAGTCTACGCTTGCAGCAGGAATTATGCTGACAGCGATTATTTTGAATAGTCGTGAAGCGGCAGAATTTATCATTATCGCACCAACTAAAAAGGTTGCAGATAACAGTTTCACTGCTATTAAAAACATGATTTTGGAAGATTCAGAATTAAAAAAACGTTTCGGTGTTTCAGAACATACAAGGACGATAACGGATCGTTCGAGTAAAGCGGTTTTAACTGTTGTAGCAGCCGAAACAGGGTCAAGCGCTGGATCAAAAGGTGCTTTTATTTTAGTTGATGAACTTTGGGTTTTTGGTGAAAGGGCAAATGCTGAATCTATGCTGGAGGAAGCAACAGGTGGTATGGCATCTTTTCCAGAAGGCTTTCTTATTTGGTTGTCTACACAATCAGACAAGCCGCCAGCTGGTGTATTTAAAAAGAAATTAGACTATGCCCGTAAGGTGCGTGATGGTGAAATTATTAATCCTTCATTTTTGCCGTTACTGTATGAATTTCCACAAAGCATGATTGATGATGAAAGTTATCTTAATCCTGATTATTTCTATGTGACTAATCCTAACTTGGGGCGCTCTACTCATATTAGATACCTGCTAAATAAATACGAACAAGCAAAGCAAAGTGGTGATGATTCGGTTCAAATTTTCCTAGCGAAATATTTGAATGTCGAAATTGGCATGAATAAGCGTGCGGATCGCTGGGCTGGTGCAGACTTTTGGATGCTCTCTGCATACAAAGATAAGTTGTTTGTTGAATCTATCTTGGATTTAAGTGAAATCTGCACGGCTGGATTCGATGGTGGTGGTTTAGACGATATGTTTGGAATGTCGATTATTGGGCGGGATAAAAATGATCGGTCGCTTTGGTATTGTTGGAACCGTGCATGGGTACATCCTATTGCATTAGAGCGTCGTCAAGAAAATGCTCCAGCTTATAAGGACTTTGAAAAAGAAGGTGATTTGGTCATCGTAAAGAACGTTGGTGATGATGTTCGTCAAGCAGCTCAAATATGTAAGCGTATTTATGATGCTGGAAAGTTTCCTGAAAAAGCTGCTATCGGTTTAGACAAACTTGGTATGCCGTCACTACAAGATGGGTTGCTTGAACAAGTTCCATTTGAATTATTGATTGGTGTTCCTCAAGGTTATCAGCTTTCAGGATATGTACAGACCACTGAACGAAAAGTAGCAGAAGGGAAATTTCAGCATGCTGGCCAGCGCATGATGAATTGGTGTGTAGGTAATGCAAAGGGGGTTTACCAGGGCAATGCGATGACAATTCGAAAACAAGAATCAGGCAAGGGAAAGATTGATCCATTAATTGCGACATTTAACGCAGTTGCTTTGATGTCATTGAATCCTGAGTTAACAGCTCAAAGCTATGGGGTGTATTTTGTATGACACGAAATGAAAATATAAAGCAAGAAATTGGGCGACAATGGAGCCTGCAAAACCATTACGGGGCCTGCACAACAGCAGGCAAAACAGATAAAGAGATCGCTTACATTGATAAGCGATTTTTTTTGGCTTGTGAAAAGTTGGAAGCACTTCAAGCAGGCTCAAAGCGAAGTAAAACCAAGGAGTAAAAAAGCGATGAAGCTTGCTTATAGCTTACTCGAAGTTAAGTCGGTCAATGATGAAGAGTGGAAGCTTGAGGGTATTGCAACAACGCCAACGCCTGACCGTGTTGATGATGTTGTTGAGCCAAAAGGAGCGCAGTTCACATTGCCAGTTCCATTTTTATGGCAGCACGATAAGCGACAACCAATTGGCAAAGTCACTGAAGCTCAAGTTACTGACGAAGGTATTAAGGTTGTCATCCAGTTAGTAAAACCAGAAGAAGTTGAATCAGACGAACTGAAAAAGCGTCTGCAAGAAGCTTGGGACAGCATTAAAACGGGCCTAGTTCGTGGGCTTTCAATTGGTTTTCGTGGGCTTGAAGTGGCTGATATTCAAGGTACTTGGGGATATAAGTTCATCAAATGGGATTGGTATGAATTATCCGCTGTCACGATTCCTGCGAATCAGGAAGCAACAATCACTGGCATTAAGACACTCTGCCATCCCGATCAGCCAAATAAACAGAATATTGAGCAGCAAGCAAAGTCTTTGCCGTGCAAACCACCTCAATCAACCAATTCAACAGCTCCAGTACCAAAAGTGGGCGGAGTAAAGCTGTTTGAAACACCAAAATTTAAATCTACTGGAGTGAAACTCGTATGACTTTGCAAGAACATATTGATGCTATCAAAGCAACGATCAATGATCGTATGAAGAAAATGTCAGACATCATGACAAAAGCCGCTAACGATAATGGTTCAACACCTGAAGGGGTTGATGAAGAAACGATCAAAGGTTATGAAGCTGAAATCAAAAACTTAGAAGCAAACCTTGCTCGATTGGAAAAAATTCAAAAATCTCAAGTTGTCTTACCTGGTACGACAGTTCCAGTTGAAGGCGGTACTTCTGAAAAAGGCTTAAATTCGACTCAAGGCAAACCTCCAATTGTTGAAACAAAAAGTAATTTGCCACCAGGTATTGGCTTTGCAATTGCTATTAAGGCACAAGCAGTTGCAGCACTAAGTAAAGGTGCTGTAACAGCAACGCAAGTGCTCGATTCATGGCGTGCTCCAGAGATTGTAAAAAATGCAGTGACTCAAAAAGCTTTAGTTGGCACAACATCTGAAGCTACATTTGGAGCATCATTGGTTGATTTCCAGGTGCTTTCTGGTGAGTTTATCGAATTACTACGCGGTAAAACTGCTGTCGACAAATTAGCTTCAAAAATGCGTCAGGTCCCTTTTAATGTCAAAGTTCCTTCCCAAACTGGAGCATCAACTGTTGGTTGGGTAGGGGAAGCAAAAACTAAACCTGTGACTAATCCAACTTTTGGTAGTGTGACTTTAACTAAATCTAAAGTCGCAGGGATTGTTATGCTTTCTGAAGAGTTGGTGCGCTTTTCAAATCCAAAAGCGGATGGGCTTGTCTTGGATGATTTACTTAAATCAACGGCAGCATTTATTGATGGTCAATTCTTTGATCCAGCGAAAGCTGAATCTACGGATAGCCCAGCATCCATTTTAAATGGTGTTGAAGCAATTCCGAGTACTGGTGAAACTGGCGTTGCAATTGAAACGGATCTTGCTGCTGTTATTAAACAGGCAACTGATGCTGGCCTAACATTGGAAGGTGCAACATGGGTAATGTCAGAAACTCGCGCTGCAAAATTAAGTGTGCTCCGTGATGCCTTGGGTAAGAAGTACTTTGAGGGTATGAATATCAATGGTGCCAAAGAGTTGCTGACTCTGCCTGTAGAAATTTCAGCTGCATGTGCTGATAAGATCGTATTGGTTATTCCATCTCAAATTCTTCTGGCTGATGACGGTGCGGTTGATTTTGCAATTAGTTCTGAAGCATCCATTAATACGGGTACTGATGCAGCACCGAACTGGGTGAGTTTGTATCAAAGTGATTTGATTGCGATTCGTGGTGAGCGTTTTATTCGTTGGAAGCCTCGTGGTGTTGCAGCAGGTTATGTCCAGTTTACTTAATTAATTTATGCAAAAGCCCCTAATTTTTAGGGGCTTTTTATTGAGTAGAGAAAATGCCAAAAGTTAAATTTTTGAAAGATCTTTGCTCTGGTCGAGCTGGATCTGTGCAAGACCTTCAGGATTATGAAGCTAATGTGCTCATTAAATTGGGTATAGCTGAAATTTTTGATGAAAAAGCGGCAGCAGAAAAAGCAGAAAAAGATCGTTTGGCAGTTGAAAAAGCTGAAGCAGATCGTCTGGCAGCTGAAAAAGAATATGAGCAGATCCCGCCTAATATTTTATTAAATTTAAATGGGCGACCAGTAGTTGATGAATTTGGAGACATGGTGCAAGAGCCAGAATTGCTTTTAGTTCCTGTGAATCCAGTCAAGAAAGGCTCTAAAGCATCTAAATAAGGGGTGAAATCAATGCGTTTTTTTAGCAATGTATTTCGCAAAAAATCCTTGTCACCTGTCAATGGTGGTGGCGGATGGCGAATTCTAGAACCATTCATGGGGGCTTGGCAGCAAAATATTGAGCTAAATCGTGAAGACCTGCTTTTATTTCATGCTGTATTTGCCTGTATTTCAATCATTTCGAAAGATATAGGCAAATTGCCTTTAGAGCTTCGAAAAAAAGAAAATGGTGTTTGGGTTAAAACAAAAGATAAGAATTTCCCATTTTTTGAAAAGCCTAATCATTTTCAGACCATGCAGCAGTTTCTTGAATATTACATGATTTCAAAACTGACTCGCGGCAATACGTATGTTTTAAAATTACGTAGTTTTAAAGGTGATATTGAACAGCTTATTGTGTTGAATCCTGACAATGTTACGCCACTGGTCGGTGATGACGGTGATGTGTTCTACCGTATTGGCATAGATAAGTTGGCTAAACAACAAGAATCCATTATTTTGCCAGCCTCTGAAATTATTCACGACCGTTGGAATAGTTTGTATCACCCGTTGGTAGGCATTAGCCCACTTGTTGCATGCGGTTTGGCAGGTGCTCAAGGTGTTGCCATTCAAAAATATGGTGCCAAGTTCTTTAATAATAATGGTCGTCCCAGTGGGATTTTAACCATGCCTGGCAAAATTTCAGAGGAAGATGCCAAGAAAATTAAAGAGGCATGGGAAAGTAACTATTCAGGCGAAAATGTCGGGAAAACAGCAGTGCTTGGCGGTGATGTGAAATACATTGCTATGGCCATGCCAGCTACAGATGCGCAAATGATTGAGCAACACAAACAGGCAGCTGAAATATGTTGTTCTGTGCTCAATGTACCTCCTTGGAAAATTGGGATAGGCAGTATTCCTAAAGGGCAAAAAGTTGAAGATATGGAGCGGATTTATTTAAACGGTTGTCTACAAAGTCCGATTGAAGCTATTGAAAATTGTTTTGATGCTGCATTTGATTTGAAAGATCAAGGCTATGAAGTTTTTCTAGATATTTCGACATTGCTTCGCATGGATAGCATTTCTCTTATGAATTATTACGTTGCAGGTGTAAAAGGTGCATTAGTCACACCAAATGAAGGGCGAACTGCATTAAATCTGCCACCAGTTGAAGGTGGTGATGCTCTATATATGCAACAACAAAATTATTCACTTGAAGCTATTTCAAAGCGTGATGCGAAAGAAAATCCGTTTGAATCAAGTGCGGGAAAGTCTAAAGGAGATGATGATGGCGCTGACAACAGCTGACGTGGCACGTCATCTTCGCTATGACGAAGATGACATTGTTGCCCAAGACTTGCAGTCAATTTTAGATAGTGCGGAACAGGCCGTGAAAGACCATATTTTGAATAAATTCGATGCTGAAAATAAGATTCATCAGCGAGCAATTTTGATGATGTGTGGTTACTTTGATGATAACCGTGGAGTTGGTAAAGACACCGTTTCTAATGACGGTTTTTTACCACAGCCAGTCAAAGACTTACTTTCTCGATATTACGTTCCATTGGTTATGTGAGGTGATTTGATGTTGAAGGCAAGTGAAGCATTACGGCTTGGTACGGCAAATCTTGATTTGGATCGAATGCTTAAAATTGCAGAGGCTAAGGTCAAAGATGCGATTAAGGAAAAAAAGGATTCCTGCTGCATTCTTTTTCCTAAGCATATTTATTCAAATGTAGATTTAAGAAACTTTAAAAATAAAGCTTCAGAATTAGGTTATCGCTGGTTTGATACAAGTGATGATCAAGGAAATAGCTATTGTATTGAAATGCAGTGGTAATCGTTATGACCTGTTCAAGTTGTGAGGAAAGACGTGAGTGGATTAGAAAGCAAACCAAACGGGCAGAACTGCGAATGCGAAAATTGTTGCAGCAGCTTAGTTTCTCAACTGCTGGAGACAATCAGCAATCAAAGCCAGCAAATGACAGCTCTGATCAGCAGCCACGCTGAGCAAAATGTTCTTTTGGCAAAAATTATTGATCAAAATAATGATTTGATTTCCGAAATATTACAGGATGATGATCCAGACGCTCAGTCTTCGTCTCAGTATTTGGATGGTGATTAAAATGTCTCTAGCAAGTGAATTACGGCATCGAGTCACTATTCAAATTTTAGGCCCTGATCGTGACTCAGATAATTATCCAATATCCGTTGAGTGGGTTGAGTATAAAAAGTTGTGGGCCAAGGTTACACATTTATCTGGTAAGGATTTGATAGCTGCCCAGGCGAATCAGTCCAAAGTTGTTGCACGTTTAAAAATTCGTTATCGCGAAGACATTAATACAGAAATGTCAGTGATTTACAAAGACAAGCGTTACGCTATTGATAGTCAGGCGCTTGAGGATGTGGGCAGCGGAAATGAATACATCACGTTTTTACTTTCAGAGGGCATACAGCGCTCTTAAGGCGGGTGATATGTCTGAAGACTTTAAAATTGAAGGAATGGATCAAGCAATTTCTAGACTTAGAAGGTTGTCGAACCCTAAAAAAGTTCAATCTATTGTACGTAAAGCATCACGTCAGGGCATGAATATTGTGCGAAATGCCGCAAGACAAAATGCTAAGGCTATAGATGATCCTCAAACAGCCGAACAAATTTGGAAAAATATTGCCGTTTCAGCAGGGAAATCACGCAATCCAAATGAGCTTGTAATGCGGGTTGGTGTTCGTGGTGGTGCATCTTTCTCAAGCAGGGTTCCACCCAAATTAAGTGGTGGAGATACAAGACACTGGCGGTTCATTGAATTTCCTACAAAGGGTTCAATGGGGGTGCCATTTATGCGAACAGCATTTAACAGTAATACTCAGAATGTGACAAATAAATTCGCAGAAGTATTTAACACAGAATTAGACAAGGAGCTGGCTTTATGACTGTAGAAATTCCACGTGCACTAAAAGCTGATCCTGAAGTATTTGCATTACTTGGTGATCGAATTTATCCGTCTTCAGCTCCCCTAAAAGTTGAAGTTCCATATTTAGTTTTTCAAGGATTTGGATCTGAGCCTGATAACACTTTAGATTGTGGTGCCGTAAACGAAAATAACGCATTTCAGTTTGTGGTGTGGCATACAGATATTAAAGCAGCTGAAGCTATTCGTTTGAAAGCAAGTAAAGTTTTAGAAGCAGCAACTTTCTTTTACACAGGTAAGCATCCTGATTTGGACGATGCTGAAAGTAAATTGTTTGGCCGTGGTTGGGATATGAACTGGTGGTCTGAACGTTAATTAAAATTTTTAAATAGCACCTTTCAGGGTGCTTTTTTTATGCCTAAGATTTGAGGAGAAGTAACTCATGGCAGCACAAAAAAAAGGTGTTTTAGCGAATGGTACTGCTGTATGGATTGTCCATGGTACTGTGCCTACATTAACAAAGATGAGTTGTATTAAAGCATTGGTTTTGGGTGACGACAGTGCAACTGAAATTATTACAACATGCCTAGAAGAAACAAGTACTGCGACCTCTGACTATGGACTTGTTACTCCTGGCGAAGGTTCAGTACAAATCGATACTGACCCTAAAAACCAATCGCATATGACAGTGTTGCAACTTGCAGCCAATAAAGAACGGGTTGAAGTATATGTAGGTTGGTCAGATGGTATTGCGGAGCCAACATTAACAGGCAGTGATGTTGAACTTCCTGAAACTCGTACATGGTCTAGCTTTGAAGCTATTTTGCGTAAAGGTTCCCCAGTCTTTGCTGTAGATGCCATGGT